GGCTGGTATGCTACAGAGGATGGACATACTACCTCAGTTGCTCACTGGTTAGAAGAGGATGACTTCCGTAAGAATGGGGGAGTTATGAATCATGAGACTGTTGAGTCTATGGGCAAACGCAACAAGCCTTTCACAGTTGACTATACAGGTTTCGGTTGGGTATTAATTAAGAAGGGTGTCTTCGAGAATATGGAATATCCTTGGTTTGCTCCTAAGATGCAAGTCTTTGAGTCTGGTGGAGTACAAGATATGTGTGGTGAGGACGTGTCTTTCTGCCTAGATGCTAAGGAAAAAGGCATTGAGACATGGTGCGACCCTCGCATACGTGTAGGTCATGAGAAAATGAGGGTTATTTAATGGCAAAATCCACTCAAGGAGCATGGGGAACCGTCAAACTCGTCTCGGTTCCTAAAAAAACTCGTCAAGGACGCTCGGTTAACACACTTTTATCCGCAACTTCTCGCAATAAAGCAAAAAAGAAGTACCGAGGACAAGGAAAATAAGTTACAGGGGGAGCAATCCCCCTTTTTTTATTGTTAAATAGTAAAAACATACTAAAATTATGGAAAACTCCAAGAAAAAGATGCTAAGAGAGGTTTCAAATGACCATCTTACTCCAAAAAAACGTGATGATTTAGTACAAAGTGAAATATTTGGAGATTTTGAAGAAGATGATCTTGAATATGACGATCAAATGATGATTATTTGAAACAATCGTTTGCAATCCTTAATAAATAAAAGATAATCGCCGTATTAATGTGCCGATAGAACGGGTCAGTCAAGGTTTTAAAGATATTAGTATGACTTTTCAGTCTAATCCACTGAATGGTGACCTTATTGCGATTAAAAATGAAAACGCAATTGCCCGTTCTTTGCGAAATATTGTATTTACATTACCTGGAGAGAAGTTTTTTGATGAATCTTTTGGTTCAAGGATCACTGAATCTCTTTTTGATAACATAGATGACATAACTGCTGCTATTATTGTTGACGAAATTCGTGAATCAATTGATATTAATGAACCAAGAGTAAATTTGAAGGATGTAAAAGCATATCCTGACTATGATAACAACAGTTTTGATGTAATTATTACGTATGATGTGATAGGAACAGAGATTCCAACACAACAATTACAATTTGTTTTGCAGTCTAGTAGATAAAAATGCCATTAGCTAACTTTTCTAACTTGGATTTTGACCAAGTTAAGTCAACTTTACAAGAATATCTTAAATCCAACTCGAATTTTACGGATTATGACTTCGAGGGATCTAACCTGTCAACAATTTTAGACGTTTTAGCATATAATACCTACATTACTTCATACAATGCCAACATGGTAACGAATGAAGTCTTCATTGATACCGCAACTTTAAGAAAAAATATTGTTTCATTAGCAAGAAATATAGGTTATACACCCCGTCCAAGACAAGCAGCAAGAGCAACTATATCTTTCTTTGTTGATACTGGTTCAGTTTCTCCTCCACCTGCTTCTTTGACCCTTAAAAAGGGTCCAGTGGCAGCATCAACTGGTTCTTTTGGTGGACAATCCTTTATTTTTTCAATTTTAAGTGATATTACGGTTCCTGTTCTTGATGGAATTGCAACTTTTGATGATATTGAGATTTATGAAGGAACATTATTAACACAAACTTATACATATTCTGCAAGAATTCCAAATCAAAAGTTTATTTTACCAAATATTGGTGTTGATACTGATTTGATCACAGTTACGGTAAATCCAACTGAAGCTTCTGCCACAGAAACAAAATATAATTCACAAAATAGTCTTTTTGATGTAAAATCTGACTCAAAAGTTTATTTTTTACAAGAAATTGAGGATGAAAGATATGAAATATTCTTTGGAGATGGAATTTTTGGAGAAGCACTAGAAGATGGTAATTTTATCACAATTAATTACATAACTTCTAATGGTGATTCTGCAAATGGGGTAAGTTCTTTCAATTTTTCAGGAAGAATTCAATATACACGCAATGCAACCACTTATAATGTAACAACTGGCATTTCTTTACTTACAACTGGTATAACTGCTTCTGGTGGTGAGACAATTGAGTCGGTAGAGTCGGTTAGAAAGTTTGCTCCAAGAATTTATGCTTCACAAAACAGAGCAATTACAGCAAATGATTATGAATCATTAATTCCAGCAAGAATTTATCCAGAAACAGAGTCAATTTCTGTTTTTGGAGGTGAAGATCTTGTTCCTCCTCAATATGGAAAGGTCTTTATTAGCATAAAACCAAAAACTGGCGATTTTCTTCCAAATTTAGTTAAAGAACAATTAAAATTAAAATTGAAAAAGTATGCAGTAGCAGGAATTGTTCCCGAAATACTTGATTTGAAGTATCTTTATCTTGAAGTTGATTCAAAAGTTTATTTTAATTCAAATCTTGCAGAATCTGCAGAATCTGTTTCTAGTCTTATTCAAAATAATGCTAATAAATATGCAGAATCGACAGAAATGAATAAGTATGGTGCTAGGTTTAAATATAGTAAGTTTTTATCTCTTATTGACAATAGTAATGAATCTGTAACTTCTAATATTACAACAATTAATATGAGAAGAGATTTGAGAGTTGTATTAAATTCTTTTGCAGAATATTCTATTGGTTTTGGTAATGAATTTTATATTAAGAGAATGAGTGGATATAATATCAAATCATCTGCATTTAGAATTGCTGGAATAATAGATGATGTTTATATTTCAGATATTCCTAATACAAATAAATTAAATGGATCTTTATTTTTATTCACTGTTCCTTCAATCGATTCTCAATCTCCAAAAATTGTTAAAAGAAATGTAGGGACTATTAATTATAAACAAGGAGTTATTACTCTTAATCCAATTAATGTCCAATCTGGAATGCTTAAAGATGGTCAAACTATTATTGAAATTTCAGCATGTCCTCTTTCTAATGATGTTATTGGATTACAGGATCTTTATTTGCAGCTAGATATTAATAACAGTAACTTTGAAATGGTTGTTGATGAAATTGCTTCTGGATTAGATCCTTCTGGTTCTAATTACATTACTTCTTCAAGTTATGCAAACGGCAGTTTAGTGCGTCCTGGTGGACGTAATGTTGCTGCAACAGGAGGATCTGCTATAGCTCCTACTACAACTACATCAACTACATCCTACTAAGATAGAAAAAACTATAAAATGTCTACAAAAAGAATTCAGCTTAATAACGTTGTTCAAAATCAGCTTCCTGGATATGTTAGATCCAACTATCCATTGGTTGCTGAATTTTTAAAGTCATATTATCAGGGACAGGAATATCAAGGTGGTCCAATTGATTTAGTTAATAATATTGATCAATATACTAAAGTTGATGAACAAGTTGGTCTTACTGAATATGTTGGATTGGGTGCTTCTGTAGGTGTTTCTAATGATACAATTCAAGTTGATATGCAAAAAAATCCAACAGGAACGTTGGGTTTTCCAGATTCATATGGATTGATAAAAATTAATGATGAGATTATTACATATACTGGAATAACTACTTTTGCTTTTACTGGATGTATTAGAGGATTTGTTGGTGTTAGTTCATATCAAAGTGATACTAATCCTGAAGAATTAGTATTTAAATCTACAACTGCACAAAAACATGATAAAGGGACTAGCATACAAAATTTAAGTTCTCTTTTTCTTAAAGAATTTTTAGTTAAAACAAAACATCAACTTACACCTGGATTTGAAAAAAGAAAATTTTCCGAAGATCTTGATCAAAATCTTTTTATAAAACAAGCAAAAGATTTTTACTTAAGTAAAGGAACTGATAGAGGTTTTGAGATTTTATTCAAATCTTTATATAATGAAAATGTAAAAATTATAAGACCTTCTGAGTTTCTTTTTACACCCTCTAATGCAAATTATCAGGTTACAAAGGACTTTGTTGTAGAACCAATATCTGGTGATCCAATGAACTTGGAATTATCAACATTATTCCAAGATCCATATGAAGATAATAATATTGAGAGAGCATATGCTCCTATAACACATGTTGAGGCTATCAATGTTAGTGCAGGAAATACATTTTATAAATTAAGTATTGATGCAGGATATAACAAAGATTCTAGAGTGGAAGGGTCTATATATGGAACTTTTTTAACTAGTCCAAGAACTAGATTAATTGGAGAAGTTGGTGCAGGTATTAGTGTTATTGATGTAGATTCAACTGTTGGATTTGGAACTACTGGAGAATTGCATTTTAAATATATTGACAATACTGTAGGAATATCTTCATATACATCAAAAAGTTTAACTCAATTTTTTGGACTTAGTGGAATTGGTAAAACTATACTAAGTGGTGAGACTATTGGTATTAATACTTTTGCATATGGAAAATCTGTTATTGATCAAGATGAAACTATTGAAGTAAGAATTACATCAGTTATTGATACTTTTGATTATGATAATAGTAATTGTCTTTTTGAGGCGGATGATACTGTAAAAATTAAAACTTTAGGAATTGGAGATACTGGGTATAAAATTAGAGAATGGTTTTATAATATATCTCCTGTATATGAAGTTGACAGCATTACCCTTCAAGATAGTTCTGACTGGACATATGAAATAATTTTAACTACAGATCACGACTTTAAATTGGGTGATAAATCTGTTGCTATTTTGGTTGGTAGTGATGGTAGAAATTTACCAGTATCTGATATAACGCAATTAACTTCTGCGCGTGGATTTATTATAAGGGGTCAGGGAGAAATTGATACTTCTTTAAAATATACAGTTGAAAGGCAAATTTTAAAAGCAAATGCAATTAATTTTCCTGAAGCATCAAATTATTCTACAAATATACAAAATGTATATAAAGAAAAAAATACACAAAAATTACTTGTAACATCCCCATCCATCCCCACTTATGGTTCTCAAGCACTTGGAGTTAATGATGGAAAAATTATTTTTAGTGGAAGTTTTTCAGGTGATGAATTTGAAATTGTAACTAACTCAACAACAACTCCATCTGGAGTCCCCATTTTCGATCATGGATTATATACTGGTGATGCTGTTTATTATACACCACAGATAGTTAATGATGCATATGTAGATCCTACAAGTGGATCATCACTTGACAATTTTGTTATTAAATCATCTTTAATGGATGAGGGTTTATATTTTGTAAAGAGAGTAAACAAAACTACAGTTAAATTTGCAAAAAGTGGTTCTAATCTTTATAATGGCAAATTTATTAATATTGATACTGATGGATCAAGGACTGGTATTGTAACTGATAATAAAATATCCCCATACAAATTTAATAATAAGACTTTACAATCTCAGAAACTTGTAAGAGAAATTTCTCCCCCTGTTAATAGTGGATCTGTTAGTGAAACTGTTCCTGGACGTACTGGTATATTAGTAAATGGTGTAGAAATATTAAATTATAAATCTTTTGATCAGGTTCATTATGGAAAACTTACAGGTATAGATGTTCTTTCTGGTGGAAGAAACTATGACGTAATTAATCCACCATTTGTACATATTAAAGATTCTGTTGGTAGTGGAGCTACTGGATATGCTGCTGTATCTGGAATACTAAAAGACATTAGAATTATTGATACTGGATTTGATTATCAAGAAACACCTACGGTAAAAATTACTGGTGGAAATGGATCAGGTGCTCGTGTATCTGTAAATATGGAATCTGTAGATCATTCTGTTTCCTTTGAGGCAGATTCTCCTAGAGTGGGTCTTGGAACAACTGGTGTTTTAGCTTCTACAATTGGATTCACTACTTATCATAAGTTTAAAAATGCAGAGCAAGTTGTATATATTACAAATAATCAAGAAGTTGTTGGTGGATTAACTACTAGTGCAACTTATTATGCTGCGCTTGTTGGAACTGGTGGAAC